GTATATTTTGATGTTTGCCTATTATTATCCCGGGCTTATTCGGTGTTACCGTGTGAACCACAGATTAAACTGCAGTGACCCTACAGTCCATATCGGAGGCACGGTTATGCCTAGTACATTCCTGAAATAGCGGATGGTGTCACGACTAAATGTTCCGGAATTCGGCACTGGAAATCCACTCTGATAATACTTGAAGAATTCGACGAAGCGCTCGCACCGTTGTGCGCCACTTAGTAAAAGTCCAAGCATTCGAGTGAACGACTGGCCCAAGTTCCAAACATACGTTTCAGGGTACATTGCAAACTTGCACCACTCTTCGAAAGGACGGCATCGACTTCCTCCTCGGTAAGTGAAACCGAGCAGCTTAAAACTCGTGCGGTCTGTCGTCATTTCGCATTTGTCAGGATTTAATGTGAGACCTAGATCTTCTAGAAATGCAGAGGCTGTCTCAACAACGAACTCACGGCTGAAAAAACCGGAATCGTCACCTAACACGCGCAAACCATGCACATCCGCTTGCTGCGCTATTGCAGCCATCTGGATGAGAAGGTAATTGCAGATTGAGTCGACTAATTGCGTAAATGCGGATCCTGATGGTACTCCGCCACACTTCTTAATCACCAAACCATCCGGCAGAACCAGAGGTGTGTTGATAAAGTAGTCTTTTAGACCCAGAAAAGTCGCTTTCTTCTTGCGGATTTTCGCTGGTGTTAGCGATGTAAGGTCGAACATCTCCCAAATGATGTCAAATGCCGAATCAATCATCCAAGGACTGATCGACGCATCAAAATGCGAGAAATCCAAACCATACGCAGGAAGTAGTTCGTTGATATTGAACCAAGCAGACACTACTCGATCGGCATCCGATCCTAGCAGCATAGGGCCTCTTTGTACGCCTTGTTCGGTCAGACAACGATAAGCAGGACCAGCATAGCATAGCTCTAAGGCTGTGATCTCAGCTGGATATAACCACACGAGCCGCGATTTTGGGGCTTCAAGTGGGGCCATTGCTCCTCGTTTGGCAGTACAACAGGGTGGAAAGTGTACTGTCCCACGTCTTTGACCGTAAAACCTCTTCAACTCATGGTTTAGACCACGGGCTTCATGAAAAATCTTCTCTAAGACTTCTCCTTTCTTCGCACCGTTAAAGGTCCAACCGGCAGATGTATTGCGCTGCAATTCATCCATCGCGTTCACTAACGGCTGAATGCGACATTTTCCTTTGGTAAAGGCGTCGCGAGTACGCGTCAGCGCGGACTTGAGAATATCTTTTACATAAGCTGGAGGGTCGCGTAGACATTGACTTCTTCCAAAATGACCGAGTTGCTCATATAACGTCGTCAGGTTTCCTCCTCTGCGAGTATAACCACGAATAGCGTTATAGGCGGTCGGGTCGTAACGCTTCAAGGCGACCTGAATCCAGGGATCTACATTGCCTGGAGGGTCTGGTAACATACGGGGGTCACCTTGTCCAAGAATCTCGATGCATCCAAGACCATCATCGGGAAAGAAGCGTGAGCTCCTCACGTAACGACGTCTTGACAAGGGCGAATAATAAAAACACGGTCCGGTAGAAAACCGTAGAGAGCGTTTCTCATTCGCCGAAACTCTGGGGCGAAATGGCTGGAACACCATAACAAAGCAATTGAAAATAGTTTACAC